TTGTTCACCATTATCAAAGGTGCGTTGATGGATCCAGAGTTGGAAGAATTGCCAACAGACACACTGCGTGGCTTGGACTTCCGCATTACTAAAACAAGTAAAGGCGGCTTTGCTGACTACAACACTAGTAAGTGGGCACGTAAAGAATCTGCGCTTACAGAAGCAGAACAGGCAGCAGTAGATGCACACGGTCTATACGACTTGAGCACATTCTTGCCCAAGAAGCCAGACGAAGCGGCTGTCAAAGTGATCAAAGAAATGTTTGAAGCGTCAGTAGACGGCCAAGCATATGACACAGAACGTTGGGGTGCTTATTTCCGTCCGGCAGGTGTGTCGGCACCAGCCGGCACTACAGAGTCTGCTCCAGCCAGCGTATCTGCTCCAAAGGCAGCCCCTGCCCCTGTATCAGACTTTGATGAAGACGAGCCACCAGTGGCAACAGCACCAGTGGCAGCCCCTACCGCGGCAGCACCTACTCAGAAAGCCGAAGACATTTTGGCCATGATTCGAGCACGTCAACAGAAGTAATTGAAAATTAGCCTGGGTGGCAACACCTGGGCTAAACAATACACGTATGAATTTTTCTCTAGTATTTGATAACTCTGGCGATACTCTGCCCTTCAAGGTCAAGTATAATCATGAATTGCTTGAATTTTTTATAGATCAAACAAATAAAAAATCACAAAATGCGTTTTCTAACGATCAGGAACTTTACAAAAGTGTAGATCAAAAGTTAACACATCTGCACTGGGCAATATCAAAGACAAATGAAGTTTTGTATGAGTTAGTAGGACAATCATTTAATCAACACACTAATTTGGAAAATTACCTAGACCAAGAGTTTCTTAATAAAGAACATTCTAACTGGGTGTTTTCTCATTATCATGATGTTAATATCGACACGCTGAGATTCAGCAGTAATATGCGCCAATCTAAAATTGGTGAGAAGCTACACGAATTATATCCCGATGAAATTAGAATTATTAATACTGCCCCGGCATTAGAAAAACTAGGATATTTGTATCCTTTTAGAGAAGTGAATATGGGCATACACCGATTGGAGCATAGTTTTAATCACTTAGAATTTAAAGCCGATGAAAAATGGGAAGTATTTAAAAATCCTTGCCAAGACACTATGATCACTAACAATGACATAGTAAATTTTTCTTTTGGCTATACATACGTCGGTCGTCAGTATTATAATAAGTTTAGATTTTTTGACACAGAACTAAAATGTCCTGATCACTATAATTACGAAAACTTAGAATTTGCATTTCAATTAAATTTGTCAATGCCCGAAACTATTCCTTTTAGTACCGAATCCTCTCAGTGGGCAGAGAAAATGGGAGTTAAATTAGTAGCAGAACAAATACCAATTGCAAATGTAGTTGACATAGAAAATAAATTATTTGATTATAGAAAAATTTTATACCGTAATTCTCGAGACAACAATCGAGTAAGAATTGTTAAACATTAAAAAGGCACATTATGGCAAAACCATTTGATATTTCAAAGTTCCGCAAGGACATCACTAAAAGCATTCAAGGCTTGAGCATTGGATTTAACGATCCAACTGACTGGATTGGCACAGGCAACTATGCCCTAAACTATCTTATCTCTGGAGACTTTAACAAAGGCATTCCGCTTGGTAAGGTAACTGTATTTGCTGGCGAATCAGGCGCTGGCAAATCATATATCTGTTCCGGCAACATTGTAAAAAACGCACAGGAACAAGGCATCTTTGTTATTCTTGTTGACACAGAAAATGCGCTAGACGAATCTTGGCTACATGCATTGGGAGTAGACACAGACCCTAGTAAATTGCTTAAACTCAACATGAGTATGATTGATGACGTTGCTAAAGCAATCTCAACATTCATGATTGACTATAAAGCACTGCCAGAAGAAGAACGCATGAAGGTTTTATGGGTAATCGATTCGCTGGGCATGTTGTTGACTCCCACAGACGTTAATCAATTTGAAGCCGGTGACATGAAAGGCGACATGGGTCGCAAGCCTAAAGCACTGACAGCATTGGTTCGTAACTGTGTTAATATGTTCGGTAGCCACAACGTTGGATTGGTTGCTACTAATCACACATACGCAAGCCAGGACATGTTTGATCCAGATGACAAGATCAGCGGCGGTCAAGGTTTCATTTATGCATCCAGTATTGTAGTTGCTATGAAGAAGATGAAACTTAAAGAAGACGAAGATGGCAACAAGGTATCTGAAGTCAATGGTATTCGTGCAGGTTGTAAGGTAATGAAAACACGCTATGCCAAACCATTTGAAGGCATGCAGGTCAAGATTCCTTACTCAACTGGTATGAGCCCGCACTCTGGCCTAGTTGACTTGGCAGAGAAAAAAGGTATTCTCAAGAAAGAAGGCAATAGTTTGGTGTTTACCACCAGTGATGGTGAAATTATCAAACAGTTCCGTAAAAAATGGGAAGCAAATGAAAACGGCTGTCTGGACAAGTTGATGGCAGACTTTGCCAATCAGAAAGAAGAAAAGACAGCGGCAGACGAAACAACAGCGGAGGAATAAAATGGCAGTAGATTTAGCAAGCGAAATTTGGAATGAACTTAAAAGGTACGTTAACACAGTGGATCGTAATGAGGCCGCTGAAGTATTGGTATCTGTGCTGGTAGATAATGATTGTGATCCCGATGACATTCGTGTTGCGTTCAAAGGCGACAGCGATGTTAAAACAGCATTGGCAGCATATATTAAAGATCTCGACGACGAACCTGAAGAGGAAGAGTACGAAGACGAAGACGATCTAGATTCAGAATACGAAGACTAAAATATGTGGTACAACCGCGTTACTGCCAATCTAGGAGAAATTCCAGATTTTATTGCTCATTACGAAAATGAACTTGTTTCTGCACGTCGTGATTGTGCCATTGGCGGAATGGTTGAACGAAATATCACAGCACTTCCAGGAATAACTGAGCATCGTTTTAATCAACTACAAGAGATCGAAGCGGTGCTCAACTTCCTTAATATACAACTACGTAAGATTCGACGTAAGCATTTTCAAAAATATCTAGAAGGCTATGCTCGTGCGTTAACTAGCCGAGACGCTGAAAAGTATGTGGACGGTGAAGATGAAGTAATTGACTTTGAAACTATTATTAATGAAGTGGCGCTGTTACGTAATAAATTCTTAGGCATTATGAAAGCAATGGAAAGTAAAAACTTCATGCTAGGACATGTGGTAAGGCTGCGAGCAGCCGGCATGGAAGACATACAATTATGACATTTAGAAACGACAATGAAAGTCACGCACATAGTTTACAAACACTTAATACTTTATTTGAGTACGACGACTTTATGGAAAGCGTTGGCACACTAGTTGACTTGGGTTGCGGATCTGGCCAAGATTTAGAATGGTGGGCAACTAGAACAACTAGAGATGATGCTCCGATACCTCTTAATATTCGATGCACCGGGGTCGACATTGGTCCTACACCTGCAGTAGTTAAAAAATATTCTAACATTGTATATCAAAAAATAGATTTTGAAAACACTGAAACCTTGCCCAGTAAGTCAAAGTTTGATGTGCTATGGTGCCACGATGCATTTCAATACTGTATTAATCCGCTAGGAACATTGGCCAAATGGAATAGTATTGCCGAAGATGGCGGAATGCTGATTATGGCAGTCCCACAAACTACCAACATGGACATACGACAATTGTCATTTACACAAGCCACTGGTTGTTATTATCATCATACTGTAGTAAGTTTAATGCACATGCTGGCTATCAATGGGTGGGACTGTAACTCAGGATTCTTTTTGAAACGCCCAGACGATGATTTTATACATGTAATTGCATACAAGAGCACTCATGCACCAATGGATCCGAGGACTACTACATGGTACGATCTGGCCGAAAAGAGTTTAATACCAGAAACTGCGGTGGCAAGTATACACCGTTACGGATATCTTAGGCAGCAAGATCTTGTACTTGCCTGGATTGATAAGAGCTTGTCCTGGTTAGGACAACAGTAATCGTTTAAGCGGCAGCCCTGAGGCAATTTCATCAATATACCATTCAGTGTGTGCTAGTCTCTCTAGCCATTCTGTACGATCTGGCCTCAGTGGATTGTTAATTGCAGACAAATCTGTATTGCCAACAGGTAATGCCAAACTACTACCACCAACAAATGCAGGTACACCATTCAATATAGCCTGCGGCCCGGGCCCGCTATTATGATTAATTACTGCCCACGCAGTTGATAAACACCGATCGTAATCAAAACTGTCGTATGTTCCTTGTATAGGCCGCGGCATTTCGATAACACAGCCAGGAATATCACTGATACGTTGTCTTGGATGTGGTCGTATCACAATGGGTCTGTCAGTGTATTTTCTAATAGTATTAGCAGTTTCTGTTAACCAGGCCGCAGTAGGTGGCTGTCCTGCCCATTGCTCGCTGTCAGATCTTTGTGCGGCAATCACAATGTTGTAGCCAGAGTTGGTCCAAGGTTTTGCTTCTAATCTAAGATGAGATGCACGATTAGGAATTAACTCTTGACCATAGTAAGCATCATTGCCTGTGCCGTTTATGCCTAGTTTCCAAGTGCCTCCTCGGCGTAGCATACCTACCTC